TCAACCATCTTTTGTATTTGGTCTACCATGTCTTGGGCTGCAAGAACAACCTGGGACTTCTCAACTTCTTCGTTTTCTACAACGATGCGAGTTTTGGGTAATGATTGCAAATAGCTAAAATGGTCAGCTAGTGCTTGTTCCATAAACACTAGTTTCATGTACGATGGACTAGTTTGGCTTTGATAAAATTCAGTAGATGATTTAGTTTCATTAATCAATCCACGAACTTTACTAAGCATAGACTTAGTTTCCGTAACGGTCATTCTCTTTGTATTGAACGGAAGAGAATAGTGTTCATTCAACGCTTGTTTAGCAGTTGATATTTTTTTGTTGTCAAATTCGGTTAGTTTCATAGTTATATTCCAAGACTAATATGAAGTATTTATCTTTTTTGTTTTATTATAAGGGTTTTCTGTTAAATCTGTTGGTTTGCCATTTTTTAGAATTACTTACATATGTGTATAGTTCATCCGTAAACCGCTTTTTCTTCAGTTTATCCTCGCTGAGTTTAGCTAAAAATATCAATTTATCATCAGAAGTTTTGGCATTTTTAAATATTTTAGTGTGTAACAATATATCCAATTCCAATCCAGCTAATAGATTATCCAATATCAATATTCTATTGGATTGAGATAACATATTTCTTTTGTCAAATGTACACCAAGCTACTGCATTTTTGAGTGTGTTAAATTGATGTGTAGTAAATGTAGTAAGCATTGTTACTATATAATCATCTTTACTAGTTTTATTGATACGATAAGTGTTGAATAATTCATAACTACCATCAGTATTTTGAAAAATTATAACATCTTCTAACTCCCCCAAAAAGTCAGATTTCATTAATTTTTCCAATTGTTTTTCTGGATTATTACGTTTAACCATAATTTACTACTTTAAAATATATATTTCTAAGTTCATCAGATGTATCTAAGAATGCAGGAAGTTTATTCCAAGCAGTATTAGTTTTAATCATAGGAACTGTATCACAATCACTATACAATGCCCCCAACTCATTTATACCATCGTTAAACACACTAGGGTGTTGAATATCAAAATCAAATGACCAGCAATCATAAGTTTCATTTTCAAGTTGTTGATATAAAAATCCAAAGTTAGTAAATTCATCAAATCGTATTTGTATTTTTTCTGGATTTCTAGTAACATCAGGTTGACTTCTTAATGAGATTGATTGTATCACTGTATCAAAATTACATTGTGTGTTTCTTTTTTGTAACCAAATTGGTATTTCTTCATCAACTACAGGACGATTCCTATTCATTACTCCGGTCGGTGTAATATCAAATAGCGTGTAGCAAGTAATAGTAAAACTCATACTACTATTTAATAGAGGTAAAAAAACCCGAGAATTTCTCGGGTCCTTTTAATCAAGTTAAAAATTAACCTGTGAATGTTGCAGAAGCGGCAACTGTAACAGCCTCAACAGCCGCTGTCAAAGCAGTGTCAAGAGTTGCAGTTGTCCATGCGCCAACTGGATAAACAGCAACAGCTAATGTATCATTAGTGTCATCTGTGTACTCATACATATAGATTGTAGCTAATTGTTGAATAGTTTGTACAGCTACATTCAATTGAGTTGTAGTCAATGCACCATCAAATGTGACAGTGAAAAAGTCTAACTTGGGACCTTGAGGTTGAACTGTTGCGGCTGAAGTAACAGCGTTAACACCAGAGTTTGTGTAAGCTGGGCTATCGTAGTTAATAACTGGTAGATAGTCACCGTTTGTGCGTGTAAATTGTGCCATGATAAAATTCCTTTAAGTTTGTGAGCATATAGCTCTACACTTATTTATGCCTGGCACAAAAAAATCCAGGATTTGGCTTATCTTCCGGCTAGATTTTGACGACTAAAGCCCATTCTATCTACAAATTTTAACCCATTAGACACAAAACCCTCATGTGTCTCGGTACCATCTTGTAAATATCCTTTGACAGGACTAACTTCTGCGGCTTTATTCAATTGATTGACAACTGACATTTTTAGTTTGTACATCTCAATCCATATAGTAAAAGCACCAACCAATCCAGCTTCGTTAGCTTTCAAATGCTCAACTATCTTTGCTTTCATTTTATCGGTCATAGGTCTATTCTGTACAAAATCCATAAACCCAGCAAGTAAATTGTTCAAATCACCTGCAACAATTTTCTTGTTAATATATACTGTAAACAATTGATTAAATGTATTACGTGCTTGGGGAGCAGTATTCATTAATTGGTCTACTGCAGGACCATATTTCTTTACAGCATTTTGTGCATTTTTTACTAATGTAGTATCTATCTTAAGCTTAGGGGCTGTTGGCATAGCACTAGGAACAATTGCAACATCACTATTATTCTTTAATTGTCCTATATTACCATTCAATGTAACTGCTTCATCTGTAGTCATTGCATTAGGATCAATATATTGATGTACGGCAATTCCAGCACGTTTTCCACTCATCAATTGTCCAATTGGGCTATTAGCTTCTACTTTATAAGTAATACCGTTAGGATTAGCTTTAAAAACATAACTACCATTTTGGTCTTTTAATGGTTGATGAAATAATAAGTCACCCCAATAATACCCTTTAGCACCTTTGCTAGCTTTTTCTAATCCAGGCCATATCTCATTAATAATAGGCCATAAACTATCACGTCCTACACCACGTGCTTGGTCATATTGAACAAACTGTTCTGGGCTGAATACTTGACGACCAGTACCGTCTTTCTTATTGAACATATGCTTGTCCATAATACTAAACTTACCTGAACTATTACGTCCAAATATCAATGCAGGATATCCATCCCATTTGATTGTAACTGTTGCTGGATTTTTAACTGTAGCAATAGTAGCTTGTATCGCACGATTAGCACCATCACTTCCACCCAAAAAGATTAAATCTTCTGGATGGTCTAAATGACCTTTATCTTCATTTATAGATAGTTTGTCAATTTTAGATTTAAGTAATGCTAGTGTTTCCGCTAAATTCATAACTGCTCTTTGTCGCTGTTCTTCTTTATTGATTTAGAGAACTTTCCTTGGTCACGGGATTTAATCGCACCAAGCAACTTTCTCTCTAATATCTCTGCTTGTTCTTTAGGATAATTCCTATTAATCATCTCTAATAGATTGATTGCACTGGTAATGATATTGTGGGCTCTACTCTCAATAACGTGACTTGTATCACGATTATTGCCGATAGCTTCCAATTCCTGCAGAAGGCTGCGAGTTTGTTTTTGCATAATAGTTTCCTAATAGTATTTATCTATTTTACGGTTTTATTTCTTTAAACTGTTAAGCAAATTTTTCAATTTTGACCCTTGAACATCTACTACAACTTTCTTGTTTTCAGGCTCTAATATTTCTCCTGTAGCTTGGTCAATAATAGGATCAGTTGATTGTAGTGTAGATTGTGGCTTTAACTTATTCATAATATCAATAGCACTAGGTTGAGGTTTATAACTATCGTCACCGTCGCCCCCATTGTCGCTAATACGCATGGTTTCAATATTATATTCTAAATCAATCTTCATACCTACACCCGTCGAACTACGTGACTTCATACATTGAATCTGATATTTACCTCGCTCTCGCATACTACGACTTGTAAAGATACCAAACACATTATCTGCTGTGTTAATCTTACTGATACCACCAGCAATGTGACTGTGGTCAAATTCAATCTCATCTACTGCACTACGATTTAACTGTGATGCAGTCACCATTAGTATCCCCATCTCTTTTGCAAGATTACGCAATTCTTCAGCAACATACTTGTCTTTGATGAACTGGTCGTTAGGATTGACTTTAACAGATACTGGCATTACTAGATCCAAATAGTCAATCATCACAAAGTCAATGTTAATACCTGTTTGAATTTGTACCTCTTTTAAATAAGCACGAATGTCATTTACATTACTTTGTGCAGGCAATCCTTTAACACGATATTTACCTGCTTTCTTGCCTACCATCTTAACTTTGAGTTCAGTTGATCCGATATCTTTACGAATATCTCTTGTACCCATATTAGTTAACATAGCATCTGTACGCAAACTAGTTAATTCTTCACTCAATTCTAATGTGACATAGACTCCGCTCATTCCTGTTTGTAACCAATTTAATGCTATGTTCATCATAACAAGACTTTTACCTGAACCTGAACCACCTGCAAAGATATTCAATTCACCACGACTCATACCACCATATAATATCTTATCCATTTGCGGCCAGCCTGTACTAACTTGTCCACCACTGTTAAAATATTTGTTAATTCTTCCTGCTGGATCAGCAAAATAATCTGTACCCATGTCTTTCTGTAAACTGATTTGTACTGCATCTTTAATTAGTTTCTCAACAGGACCAAAATCACCTTTCTCAAGTAAGTCAGCACTTTTTAATATTGCTCTTTCTAGTTCTTGTCGTTTAGTAAAACTTTCAAATTCTTCAAAGAACCAATCATAATGTCCTTGACTCAGTTCAGGTATGACTTCAATATCTATACCAGTTAATGCTTTAATCTGTGTACTATCAGGTAGTACTCCATATTTTGTTGTATGCTCTTTAAATAATTCTGCGGCAGGGCGCAATGATTTATCAAAGTTTTCCGAGTTCATGATGTTCATAACTCTGGTATATAGCTCGGCATTTGTAATCATCATTTGCAGAAACAACTTTTGCAATTCTACAGTATATTCTTTATTATCCGATTGTTTTCTCAATTTTCTTCCTCTGTATTTCTATTTTTATTTTACTCATTGTAGCATTTTGTAAGATACTTAATAGAGTTGCCAATTTACCATAGCGCACTACAGCATCATTAACATCCTTAATATCCGTTTCCCAATTAGGTAAACTAACGCTATAACCTAATTCTAATGCCCTATCACATAATTTTAATCCTGTTTTATCTCTATCAGGGACTACAATAATTTGTTTATTTAATGATGCAATCAATTGTGCTTGCTCGTTGCTTATGTCATCATGCATAATTGCTATACCATCGATACTTAATGCATCAAATATACCTTCTGTTAAGATACATACTTGCCATTCAGGTTTCTGTATATCAATGTTGAACACATAGCCCGGCTGTTGTTCGTTGATATATTTTGGTATTTTATTGTCTAAGAACCTGCTAGTGTGACCAACAATTTTATTCTTATAAGTGTAGGGAATGATTATTCTATTTGCGTAACGACCTTTTAGATTAGGTGTTATTAAGAACGGATACTCATTATGATTTATCCCCCTCGATTGCACATAATCAACATACACTTTGTGTAATGGATTATTTTCGTCTAACATTTCACCCTCAGGTAATTCGTGATCCTTGAATTTGATTTTTATTTTAGTTTTCTTTTGTATGACAATATCAAGTAAATCTTTTTGTTGTAGACTTTCTAAACTCCACTTACCTATTTGTGTATCGTCAATGCCGCACCATAATAATAGTTGCTTTGTTTTATATGATATGCTACGACCTAATACAAAGTTACATTTGTATCCACAGTTAAAACAATGCATAGACCAGTTAGTTTGTCCGTCAAACTTAATGCCACCTCGCATTCTGCGGTCAGGTTTATGCCCAAGATGGCCGCAACAAATAGCATTAAAGCTATGCCAGCCGCTACTTGTAGTCTTTTTCTTGCCGGGAATTATAGATAAAATATCAAACATTAGTAGTAGTATAACATACTCTAACAGAGATATCAACAACTATGGTTGTTTATCTTGCTAATATATTAGTTACCATACCAGCATTGCTTTCAAATTGCATTCTGATATATGGGTGAAAGCCTTCTACAACATAACCTTTTGTATCGGTTACTTCTTCATATGTGTCAGCAAAGATTGGATACCAATCTCCATCAACAATTGTGGAACCTTCAATAGCTATGTTACCATAATAGTCACTATATTCAGCTTGTATGGTCAATATGCTATTGTCATTTGTACTGATAACGCTAGTGTAATATATTAGATTGCTATCGCTATTCCCATTTGCGTTATTATTAGGGAATGCTTGACCAGTAGGAATTGTTACAGGCATTGAAGGAATAAAGCTAGGAAGGATACTATTAACAATGTTTAAATCACCACGTGCTCCTGCATTTTGGTCTACAAATACAGGGAAGTCAAACTCACCCACTGGGATTTCTAATGAATAATAACACTTCTGTGCATCAAATCCGTCTATATCAGCAGGACCTAATTCTAGTGCGGCAATACCCGTTGCAGGTAATTGTAATGTTAATGCTTTTTGTAATAATACCGCTCCACCAGTAGAGTTAATAATTCTACATACGATAGACTTACCTGTAATATCTACCGGTTTTTGTTGCTGATTAAGGAACTGAAACTGTATTTGATTGTCTACACCTTTGTGTAGGGTCAGTGGTTTGGCATACTGAGGCATATAACTCCTTGGCGAATATCCTGATAATAGTACAACGATCTGGCGTTGTGTATAAATGAAAACTTGGGTTGAGTACACAAATGTAATCTCCTATTGTGTATTTAGTCATCCATATATATTAATTTATTATTGGTTTGGGAAGGGTGATAAATATATCCGAGACTATAATTTTAATGATACAAAACGAGTTTTTTAAACGCCTAACTGAAAATCACCCCTTCATAACCATTTGTGCCTACGCAAATCAGGATTATGTGGGCATTGTCCAGAACCGTGACGATATCGTCACCACTATATATGACTACGGGGCTATTATAGATAATAACATTAAAGAGAAATTCTTGGAATTAGGAGACGTTTGGTGGTGGGAAAGTAATAGATTAATTCCCATAAATCTGTTCTTAAAAGATGAATGGAGTATCTTTAAACCCTATATTAGAACATTCAATAACAAAAGTCTCACAATACTACATGGTCCTGTATGTAGTATCATTGAATTAAACAAACGTAGAAGCAAACGCCGTAGCATTACACTAGTTAAACGCTTACCCTAATAGGTTCATATGCACTGCAACAAGCCATGAATAGGATATAGCATGACTTTTCTTAAAAGTATACCCATCAGTTCCCTTATCCCATACAGTTTTAGCAATTTCACTCCATCGTTCACCGATCAAATGCTTTTTACCAGGACGAATAACTGCTAAAAACATAGCTAATCTTGTAATACTATCTACTGGTTCTGGCATCTTTTGTAAATTGTAGAACTGATTGTTTAAGT